GTCTTGCCGCATAAAAAGCGGCCAGCAGCACATGTGGCTGCTGACCGGAAAAACTTTATATTTTTTCACTGTCCTCTTGTCGGGTAGCGGTTCATAATCCTCTCCGGGTTCTCCGGGAGGAGTCTTTTATCCTATTTCGATCGGAGAGAGTTCCGACGTCCTGTGCCGACCGGCACAAATATTCACCACTTATTATAATTCTAAGCAGACGGAGGACAATGCATGGCAAAACTGGTTTCAAAGAAAATTACGACGACAGTAACTGAAGAGGTGGAGATCGTCCCGGCGACACCCGGAGAGACAAAAGGACACCGCTATATGAGAGTCCACGGATATGGCAGCTATCTTGGCCCTGACGGTAAAGAAAAAAGCAAGCCGCAGATCATCCTTAACGGTAAATGGCTGGCAGAGGCAGGCTTTGATGTTGGAGAGCAAATTGACGTGGAAGTATGCGAGAATGAAATCGTGATTAGAAAACTGTCTGAGCAGGAGTAAAAAAGGCGACACCGGAGTGATCAGTTCTGATGTCGCCTTTTCTGTTTACTGGGCCTTTTCAGGCTCTGAGGTCTGCGGCTGCTCCACTTCACCTGTAGGAGCCAGAGTGATGGAATCCTTCTTGACATCTACCTTGTAACGGCTCCGCGTCACGCGATCGATACCGTACACCAGAATGATTCCTCCGATGGCAGCATACAGGCTGCCGTTCTCGCTATTCAGCATTTTCTCAAATACCTCCGTCTTACTCATTGTCATTGTTCTCTCTGAATTGTCTTCCGATTGCCTTGGCGCGGTTGAGCAGCTGATAGACTCTCGGCTCCGAAACTCCAAGGTCGGCGGCGATCTTTTTTACGGAATCGCCGTACAGTTCCTTAGCCTCGAAGGCGATAGCGATCCTCGAGTCCTCCACGTCCATCAAGGCGCGGATCGCCTGATACTCCAGTTTTGCCATCACCTGGTGCTCTACAGGTTCTGCCGGGGTCGGTTCCCAGCCCGTATCGAGCAGCCCATCCCACGAAACCATAGGAATCTGTTTCGTTTCAGGCGTCCGACCATATGGGCATTCCGCGCAACGGTTCGTGTCTCTGCACCGGACGAATGCCTTCCTCTTGCCGGGCACCATGCACCTGACGCTGAAGTAACCGCTGGAGTGAAGGTTGTTGATGTATTCCCATTGCGATTCCGCAAATGCCCGGTCAGGGGTTTTATAGAAATACACCCGCATCTTCTGGCTGCCATTAAAGTTCAGAAACCGGCAGTCGTCCCAGCCTATGTTGTAGTTCTCAAGGTCCGCTTTGTCTTTGATTTCGATCGGGCAGTCGTACAGGATCTCACCGTTTGTACCGATCGATGTTCCATGCTTGAATTCGGCCCCAAGCCCGGCCCTCTTTGTTCTTGCCATTCAGATTGGCTCCTTTCCGTTTCGCGGAAACGGAGACAACCTTCATGGCATGCCAGTGATATTTTCATATGGTCACCTCGGCGGAATGCTCCGCTTCCTTAGTTGGTGACCAGTGGTGCATGACACTGGGCGTATTGACTTGTGCCGCCTGCTTTGGCCATGCACACATCGGTTCGCGACCCGATGCGCCGCCGCAGGCGAGGGAGTGACCTTAATCTCTTAGGTCAGCTTCGTACTGATATAACTCGCTGAAAACTTCGGAATAGTAGCAGGGGTTAAGATCCTCAAGGCAGGATGCGTTGTATTTCTGAAAGATAGCCTTTACGGTCTCTGTACCGAGCCGCTTCTCAACGAAGTTTGCGGACTGTTCGATACTTATCTGCCAGCTTTCGTTATCTACCATGTCTTTCTCCTTTCCCAGAGGACTCGCTGTCCCGCAGGCTGGTACCTCTGATGCTTTGTCTGTGAGTCGGAACCGGTCTGGTAAGCTGTCGACTGCCGATCAGACCTCTCACAAAACCACTTTCTATTATAAAAACCGAATAAATTTACGGTATTTAATAAAAAAGCGGCAACATCATGTGTATATGTTGCCGCTAAAATATTGATTTCTTTGCGATTCGGTTGTATAATAGAGCGTAGTATGAGAGGAACAGCATCATCTGTTCGGAAATGTTGCTGCTTTTAATAAGAGGAGTGTTGAGGCGATGAGCAAGGCCGTGTCAAGTGTTTTTTCGGAAATTTTTGTGAATAATTTATTCGAACTCGATAGCTATACCTGCAAATGCGAGAAGGACACAAAAAATGTAGTCCCCGGAGAACCGCCGGAGACCACGTTAAAAATTTATAGCCAGTCAGATAACCCTATTCATTTTTCGTACTCTGATAAAGACGGATTGAACCTGACAGGAAACCAGGGCAGAGTACTAATGAAGAACATTTTAGGACAGGTTCTCGCTCTTAAAGAAGATGATGCGGACAGCTATATTCGGCTCATCCAAAAAATCGGCTTCGTACTACCGGTCAGTTTTGAAAACTATGAAGCCGTTGATCTCAAGGTTTTGTCTGAAATAATAAAGCGCATCAAGGCGACTGTCAGTCTGATGAATGCCATCGATGGCACGACGGTTTATGAGTATATCCGGATGTTTAACGCCATGACGTTCCTTCTATATAGAAGTCCGGTAAGCCTTGATCTTGAAGGGGGACTCTATGTCTCCTGTCAACACGAGTTGAATTCCTTGTTACGGAATCCTATACCAGTCCGGGACTTTCGTGGGGATTATGACAGTATTCTTGATAATGGCAATTATGCCATCAGCGATTCGATATCAGCAACCGGACGGGCCGAAGTATCAAGTGATTTGTTTAATCAAATACGGATGGGAAACGCCGGGACCATCCCCGGGCAAGGGAGTAGTGAATATCGGAATCTGTTTTTTGCATATACAAGCGCATTGAAGGAACAGGCCGATTGGACGTTGATTGTCGATTTTTATATGAACTATCAGAACCATGTGGGGATTATCGACAGGGTCGATCTCAATGAGATAACGTACTATGATTCTACAGCAGGGTTTTCTCTGAATGATGAGCTTAAGGCAGCGCTTCCGAAGGTGGCGCGTATGGTCCTAAGTAAAGAGATAAACCACAATATCAGCAACATACACATGCAGTATGACGGAGAGGGCCTTGCTCCAAGATGGCAGATAGACACTTTGCTTCAAGCACTTTATTTCGCTATTTTCTACATGAAACCGGGAATCAAGATGTATAAGCGATGTGCAAATCCAACCTGCAAGCGTGATGTGTTTTTCCTAACGGATAGGACAAAAACAAATAAGGATTATTGCTGTGTGCAGTGCCGCAGCGCTGCTGGACAACGGCGGCGGCGGTTGGCAGAGCAGGCAGAAAAAGAGACCCAACCGTGATGGCTGGGTCTCAGTTCTTATCGAAGCATATCGACTGTGATATCTGGACGAGAAAGCACACGTTCAATACATTCAGCGAGTGCTCGTTTCTGTTCTTCAGGCGTGCCGATGTAGTTATACATGAGATATCTGGTGTCTACTACAATTCCTTGGACTCGTTCATAATTCTTCATATGATGGTTGGACGGGTCAAATCTCCAGTTTCCGATTGCCTCTCCGACATTTTCAATGTCTCCACTTAGATTAAAAAAGTTATTCTTCTTGTTGTAGGGGAGGATGAATGCATTAAACAACCGTTCATTTGGGATTGACTTACTGCGTTCAATATACTCCCCGTAGGTTATCTGTTTATTGATGTCTGGACCACCGGGAAGGTGATCTGGATTTTCAGTCCATCCGTAGCGGTAACATTTAGCATCAAGGACATAGAACTTGTCCCCGTAGATCATGATGGAATCCGGCTGTAGGGATGTGCGTTTTCTCATAGAAGCAGTTCCATAATCAAGTAGCCAGTTGGCTTTCGGGAAGTACTGATCCTTATTAGGAATCCCGAAAGCTGCATCTATCATGTTCTGCCACACATATTCAAATCGGTCAGTACCGAAAAAGAAACGATGATTCTCGCTTTCCGAATCTTTATATGTGAGAATGTGCCGCATTGCTTTAAACAAATCCCGATCCACATCATTGTTTGTATGATTGATCTTATCAGTTAGTATCGAAATGGACTCGGTTATGCTTGGGTGTTGTGCGGGCTCTTGCGGAACAAACGAGACATAGATCGCTCCCATTTTTGAAAACGCTTCATGAACACAATACTGGTGAATTTGGGTTATTTTCTTGTTGGCATTCGGTGTCTGCTTCCGAACAGTCATTTGTGTAAAAACTATTGAACCATTCTTCTGAACAAGCCCCATCTGATTTTTAAAGGTCCTTGGCCAATCAGGGGTACCTTTTGCGGCTGTTGTATACCGTGCTTCTGTTTCGATGTAGTAGTGACCAGTGTTAAGAAAATTCCTAATTACTTGTATGTATGCATGCATCGGAAAGTCCACGGAGACGGGGCCGCTGAAATTGGGTGATTCGACATGGCTGTCTTCTTTCATGAATGCTGCCAGCACACCAAAAAGATTATGAACATCAATGCGAAGATCATCATCGTCTTCTGGGAGTTCATAGCCAATAGGAAAATAGACGGTCATTCCGTCAGTGTCAGCTTTTACGCCGACAAAACTATCACCTTCACCATTTTCGTTAACATGGCACATTTGACGGAGGGTGATGTTACGCCGCATCATGTCATTATCGATGTTGGGGAGTATCCTGTCTACTGCCTCAGCGTTTCTAAGCTGTACTGTGCTCGGCATAAACGATCACCTCCTTTCTCGCTGTAAAGATTACGACTCATAAAGAAGATCCCTGATTGCGCTCTTGAAAATTCTAAAACGGTCCTTTCCTCTGTTTTCATAAACAAACATACGAATCACAGCTTCAAGAGAGTCAAGCTCTTTGTTCTCTTCAGTATCAAAGATAGCTCCAGTATTAAACTTAAACGCATCATCCCACAGATATTTTATGACTTTTTCTGGGAAGATTCTGTTTTGAATAAGGGCAGCACGGATTTCCTGCAGCCTTACTTTTTGTTCATCCGTAATGCTATCTACCATCTCTGCCTTAAGAAGCTCATTGAGTTCTGCAAGAAATGAAGCATGGGCTACCGGCTGATCTGCATCATTGTATGCCAGGTCATTCTCGTGGACAAAATAAACGCCAAGACGTTTATCTTCAGATGAGGCCATTTTGGCTTTATTCCCAACAATCTGCTTATTAATAGTTTCACAGAAACGTCGCCAAGTAACTCCTGTATCCAGTATTGGACAATCTGCAAGTGAAGGGCGTACATTGTCGAAGCTGTTTTCTATCAGTCTCATTTTCCAACGTCGCTGGAACGCGGTATCGAGAGTAAAGACGTTCTGGTCAGAAGTATTCATCGTGGCCAGAATGGACAGGTTGGATGGGATGCGAATTTTATGAGATGCGTCTTGATAAACAACTTCCGAGACATTCTTATTTGTAATCTCGTATTCACTCGTTCCGACCGGGAGCTTGACGCCGTCAACGGTTTTTTCTAATACCGTTCTGTCAAGAAGCTGGAAGACATCTCCAAAAATTGCTGGAGCATTGCCTCGATTAAGCTCTTCTATAACGAGAATAAACACTTGCTGCGGATTGTCGTATGCATCACGAAGAATAGTTGTGAAAGGACCGGGGGTAAACTCATAGGTGACTTGGTTGTCATTCTCCTTATCTACTACAGGTAGAATTTGTCCAACAAAGTCAGAGTTTGTGTAGTCGGGGTGAAATACAAGTCGTTCGACATGACTTCCTTTAGGACAGTATTCATGCTCTATGGTCCAACTTTTTCCGGAACCTGGCACTCCATATAATAAAACATTGGTGCCGCCAGAAATACGATCAATAGGCTCTATATAATTGAAGGGGTTCTCTTTGTCATTTAAAAACTCGACCTTATACTGATTAAAGCGGAGAACACCTCTACGTTCACCTTGGAACATTTTTTCAAGCCCAATGTTGACTGGCCAGGTTTCAGGCATATCTGCACAGTTAATAAAGCCCGCATAATACTTTCGGAATGAAGTCCTAATAATCATGATAACAAGATTATCGATGATTCCTTCGAAATTTCCTTCGGAGGTATATTCTCCGGCAGCATTTTTGCCAGGCTCGGGAAAACCATTCTCAAGGCTCCACGCAGGATGCTTATAACGCATATTTTGACGGCTTATGCGATAGTTGTTCCTTCCTCCACGAGGCGCAAACTCAATCATTGCACATGTAGTACCGCCAAGGACGTAGGCATTGAACGTATAGATGGACCTTTCTTCACCGTCAAGAGGGCTGTTGGATATCTCCGCGTAGGAAAGAAAATCTACAATACCCTGATTTGAGATGCCAGCCGCTTCAAGGTACGTTTGGCCACCACCTCCAGCCGGACGGTCAATGTCATACAGTTTTTTGAAATCGGAAGGATTAATCTTTCTGAAGAATATTCTCTCAATTCGTTCCATTTTCTACACCTACTTCCTTTCAATTGATATCAAGTATTCTTTTAACTTCGTAGGCAATTTACTGTCATTGCTACGGAATCTGTTATAGTCGATCAATTGAACCTCTACATGGCCAAACTTTTTAAAGCATTCCTCGAGCTGATCTAAAGAGAAAAGACCATCCTCGCTGTAACTGATTAGGAATTTATTACAATGCATGTCACTGATGATTTTCTCAAAAGACTGTAGCCCTCGAGTCTTTGTACATAGTTTTGAGTGCTGATCCCACCAGTCTCGTAAGCCGCTTTTTCCGATTGCCTCTGGAAAATCTCCACGCGCAAGTGTCTCCAAAATATGATAGTTTGCAGCGTATTGGCGTTTCATGTAAGGCGGGTCAATGTAGCAAACATCTGCAGTTATCAGGCCAGCGAGGTTTTCCGCAAACCCTAATCTAACCGTATGCCCTTCACTGTTGTATGGGTAGAATTCCACAGGGCGTAGTATGATGGCGTCATTTGCATTCTTTTTAAAGTCCGACAAAAAGTACCCATACGTTCCAGATATGTTTGCCACTTCGTTTACGGCCATAATTAAGGTGTGCTTGAGCAAAGATTCTTCAAGAGCAGAGATAGCCTTGCTCTCTATCCAGTAGTTGATCTTTTCTCTAATAGCGTCGATTTTTGCCGCATTTTCCGAAGCAAAGTATTTTCTTGCGGGACACCCGTTCAGAGGAATTCCATCCGGAGAAAACTCCCTGTAGAAAAATCCTTTTTTAGGCTCGAGTTTATTAAGATACTCAAGGACATCTTCATATGGAGTAGGGGCTTTCTTTGAAATGATACCCTTATTGTATAAACCATTAAAGGATGGACTCTCGGCTATCTGCAAGTTTGTCACAAGGTGATGGTATGAATACGTCATTACATCTGACGCGACAACTGAGTATCCTTTTTTCCTCAATTCAAGGGAGACAGAGCCGGTACCAGCCATGATATCCGCGACGGTTCCAGCCGGTCCTATCATCTCTTCAACTCTGTCTGTTATGTATTGAAGCAGTTTTGTTTTATTTCCAATATATCGATACATTATTGGGCCTCCATTTTCATGTCATTGACTGCGCTAAGATTAGGAAGCCGATTCATCTCCGCTGCTATCATCTTACGCTCTTCTTCCGTAAGGCCATACTTTTCCATGATTAGTTGCTCAAGCGCAAGATCATTGGCTCGATCATATTCGCGTATCAAGGAAGTTGCGATTCTAACAATTTCATTATCCGTCTGATCACCCGTGTATGGATGAATAGGAAGACTAAATACTATCTGTTTAGTGAGGTAAGGATGAGATTTCCATTCATTCTCACCATAGACTTTAAGATAGTAGTAATAAATCACCCGAGAATTAATAATGGCTAAATAGTATTCCAGAGGGATGGTCTCGGCCTGGTTTTTATATTTTAAAATATAGACCGTCTGGGTTGTATAGCTACTGGAATAATCCAAAGCACAGTAAATCCCGAGGCCGGTTTTACGAATCAACAATTTGGGTGGATGGTATAAGGTTGGCTCCTTATAATCAATTCCGTTGATCCCGGGAAGAATAAAATTCTCTCCACTCAAACTATATCTACGTATATTTTCACCGACATAGATTCCAACAGTGCCTTCTTCTTGTACTTGCTTTATTACGCTTTCAGTTGTATCTGCGGTGACAGGGATAGTGGCTCCACATGCCGTACAGATCTTTTCACCGGCTTCCAGATGGGATTTTTTATATCCTTGTGCGCATCTGCAAGAAGGACAATAAACTATTTTCCCTGCCTTGGATATCTCAACGCCACGACCGAATGTAAATTTCTGCGATAGTGATTCACCCGTTGATGTAATCTTCTGGAGCAGAGTTTCTTCTTCAGAGTGTGTATCAACATCAAAATTACAAGCACCGTTTGCTAAAAACCTGGACTGAGAAACGGCATGGGCATAGCCCTCGTAATAGTCCATAAGTTTTCCTTTGTTTGCAAGGAAAGACTTCCTCATGTCAGTTGTCAAACGGAAACAGAGGGTATTTGTATCTGATTCAGGATCACTCTTTTTACAAACAATAACCGTGGCCGCTCTGTTCACTTCATCAAAAATCTTTTCACCTAATCTGGCAATAACACAAATGGTCGTTTTTGTGCAAAGAAATCTTCTTAGGCTTTCATTCTGAGCATCAAATAGAGAGTCCGGAATAATGAAAGCCATGGTTCCACCCGGACTCAAAATGTTATATGCGAGTTCCATGAATAGGACATAGCTATCATATTGTCCATTAACGAGAGTAAATCCTGCATTGATTAGCGCATCACGATTATAGATCTTTTCCGTACTCCACGGCGGATTAGCAATAATTGCATTGACCGGTGGCAACTTTGCAGACCAATAATCAGCAGTCTTTCTTTTAACATTGACAGGCATGATAGCATCATTGTGGATAACAGAGAAGACAGCTTTCGTGTTATTAACGGCCTCTGAATCTACATCTATGCCAAAACAAATAGCGTTTTCACCAAAACGTTTCTTTGCCGCTGAAAGCAGAGAACATTCGCCGCTTGCTGGATCGAGAATAATAGGACGATCGACTGTATCCGTATATCGATATAGAAGATCTGCCACAAAATCTGCAAGGGCGTCTGGCGTGTATACTACACCATATTTTCTATTAAGCATGGTATATCCTCCTTGCCCTTTAGTATTCGTTGATGTCGATCCCGGCCTTGAGGAGTCGCTCATAACGATCATTTGAAATCAGAACAGCGAGAGGCTTGCCATTCTTAAGAATAAAACCCGTTTTATCTTCATCTGCAATCGCTGTGACTATTTTTGATGCCTTGCCCTTTAGAAAATCGGACATATTATAATGCTCCATCGGAGTGATACTTTTTTTCTCAGCCATCATAAAGCTCCTTTCGCAGACTTAACCAGACACTCTATTCTAACAAATTGTCATTACATTTTCAAGTACAATATTTGAACGTTTTGTAAGGTCAATTTAGAAGTTCACTGCTTCTGATAGAAACCGCATTCGTACCCATCGGCCCGGAGCTCGATGCCTGGTATCCACGGAGGGGTCCTCCCCATCTGTTCACAGATCGCGTCCAGTGATACTCCCGGACTGCATTCAATAATGAGCTCGTCATGAACGTGCCCGACGATCTGGCAGTAGCTCAACGTCCGCATGGCGTGGGCCAGGATGTCCCGGCTCACGGCCTGCACGATGTTTTCCGTGAATTTCGGACCGTAACTTTCGATCCGGCTCCACTTCTTCTGAGCATCGATCCCCATGTAGGTGACGGATTCTCCTCCGAAACGGTTCTCACCGATCCGAGGCTTCACATAGGACAGCCGCCTGCCGGACGGCAGCGTGATGAACAGCATCCCGTTTTTCATCACGAAGGTGATGTCACCGACCTGGGTCTGCGTCCGCTGCTTGATCGCGTTTTTCGCGGCGGCATCGACGGCCCACCAGTACGCAGTGATGTTGGGATTACTGCTGCGCCACATATCCACCAGCGGCTGAAGCTCATCTTCGGTCAGGCCCATGTCGAGAGCGCCCATAGCTTTCAAAGCGCCGACGCTGCCGCCGTAGCCGAGGGCGAGCTCGGCGATCTTGCCTTTTTGACGCAAGTGGCTGTTCTGGCCATGCTTCTCAACTGGGACACCAAACATCCTGCTGGCGCTCTCGCAGTAAATGTCTCGGTCTTTACGGAAGACCTCCGTGCGCCACTCCTCATGGGCGAGGTGACTGAGCACGCGTGCCTCGATCGCACTGAAATCGCTGACGATGAACTTGTATCCGGGACGCGGGATGAAGGCTGTCCGGATTAGTTCCGACAACACACCGGGGACGGAATCGTACAGCATATCCAGTATTTCGTAATCACCGGCCTTCACCAGATCCCGCGCCTCTTCCAGATCATCCATGTGGTTTTGAGGCAAATTCTGCAGCTGGATCAGGCGTCCGGCCCAACGGCCACTACGGTTGGCACCGTAAAACTGGAACATACCGTGGCACCGGCCATCCTCACAGACTGCGTTTTGCATCGCCTGGTATTTCCGGACAGAGCTCTTGGCCAGTTGCAGCCGCAGGGCCAGTACCTCCGCCAGATCCTCTGGCACGGTTTTAATCATGGCGGCGACGTCCTTCTTCCCCAGACTGTCCACCTCCATACCGTTCTCCGCGAGATAGTCCTTCATCTGTATGACCGAGTTGGGATTTTCCAGCCCGGTCTTTTTCTGCATTCTGGCGGTCAGATCACATTTGGAAAGCTCGTCGATCCGCAGCGCCTGCCGGACCATATCCTGATCAATCATGATGCCGCGATCGTTGATCTCCTGATCGAGATGGTACTCATCCCAGACAAAGTCCGGGACCGGGTAGTTCTTCAGGCGCTCTTGTATCTGCATCTCCACCTGCACATCGCGCTCATTGTATTTTTTGAATAGCGCCCACTTGTCCGGCGCATGATGCGGCAGGTTCCATGTCCGGCCACCGTTACTCTTCGTGGGCTTGCAGGGGCAGCAGAAGTATTTGATCAGATCTTTGCCTTCCTTCAGCTTCTGCTCCTCGAAACCGAGAACGGCACCGACCTTTTCCAGACCCAGCGGCAGTCCGTTGTAAGCGGCCCAGACCAGTGTGCATTTCCATGATGCCGGATCGAGATAGTTCTGGACCGGATCGCCGGTGATGCTGTAGGAGAAAAAGTGCTGCGGGTAGTTACGGCGCAGCCAGACGGACAGACAGACCCGCTCGAAACTGGCATTGTAGGCCCACTTTGTCACTCGCTCATCGGACAGCGCCGCGATGATCTCCTCCGGGACGGTATCTCCGCAGGCAAGATCGTACACGGTGATGGGGCCGTGGTTGACGGACACACCGAAAAGCAAAATATCGAAGTCCGGAGACTCCGCGTACTTATAGGCACCAGCCTTGCTGATGTCGACACTTGATTTCGTCTCAAGGTCTAAAGACAGATTCTTTATTTCCATATGGATTCCTTTCAAAAAGCGGCAGGGTTTGGAGCCCTGCCGCAGCGGTCGTGGTGTTTACTCGACGGCTTCCGTTTCCTTCTTCGGGTGGCGCTTTCTCCATGCATCACGGATCTTCCCGCCGATGAAGAGGACCAGGTGTCCGATGCCGGTACCGGCGATCGTTCCGATCATCCCGGCAAAGCCGCATACAATAATCAGGTCAGCCAGATGGCTCAGAGAGATTGTTTCCATTAGATTTACCTCATTCTTTCTTTGTCGTGGTGAGGGCGACAGGCAGGATACCTGCCGCCCAAGTGGTCAGTTAGCCGAGGAAGTCCTCATCGTCCTCGTCGTCCAGATCATCGAAGTCGTCCTCCGGTCTGGTGCGGCTGCCGAGAGGCGTACCGTCCGCCAGCTTCTGGATGTGGTTCAAGCCGCACGCGATGCCCTTGTTGCCGTTCGAGTTGTAGGCGTAAAAGTTCACGCTGGCCCTGCCGATGATGCCGGAGTACAGTTCCGAGGTATCGAGGATAGGCTGCTTGTCCGCGTCGACGACACCCGGCTTGGTGGTGCTGTTGGCGTTGACGAAGTAGGCGTTCTTATAAGCCTCATCGCCCTTGCGGTCCTTGTCGCCGTCACGCAGCGGGGTCTTCAGGTCCTCCAGCGCGGGCACGAACTTGCTGTTGCCCTTGAGCTTGCTCTGGCCCTCTTCGTATGCCGCCTGAATCGCAGCGCGGATCTTGGCGACGGTTACGGTGTCAGACTTCGGGATGATCAGCGAGACGGAATACTTCGGGGTGCCGCCACCCAGCGGAGTCTTGGGCTCATTGACATTCAGATAGGACATGACGGTGTGCCTGCCGGTGATAACCTTCGTGGGATTTTTCATAGTGTTTGCCATTTTATTCTTCCTCCATAAAATCAGATTGTGCTGTGTTGAACTCCGGACGGCTGTCCGTTTCGGGAGCCAACACCGGTTTACCCTGTGGCTTGATAACGAGTCCCTTTAAAAGCTCATCAAACTTCTTCTTGCCGAGCTGCTTCGTCATCGCTGTGATGCCCAGCAGCTTCTTTTCATACGGATCGTACCCGGCATTCGATACGACCGTGGCGACGGCCACCTCATCGGTGTACTTGCGGTTGCTCCGGCCTTCGACCAGTTTGAATCCGGGATACCGGACTCCGGAGAGGGCCTGTTGCAGCGCGTAGGACTTGATGTCCTCGGCCCAGGATACAAGACTGTCGATCTGCGGAAGAATCTCCGCGATCTCGTCCTCACTGAGCGTCTGGGCTTCGGCAAATTCGTACTTCGCCAGTTCCATGCTGTACTCGGCGCGTTTCCGGCAGCTGGCTTTAACCTTGCAGAACTGGCAGTGGTCACCGGCAGCGAAATCGCCCAGCCCGTCATAGGCCAGTTTTGCAATCGGAGCCAGCACCTCATCGGCCCACTTCAGCAGGTCCTCCCTGCTCAGTTCAAACGTGTCGACGTTCTCCCTGCGCGGCTGGTAGATCGAGAGCTTGATACGCCGGATGTCATATAAGTCTCCGAAGGTGTCTAGCGCACCCAGCGCGTAGCACTTCAGCTGGCTATTGCCGGTCCCGTCCTCACCGGAGGCGCTGACCAGAACACCGAGTCCGTACTTCAGATCCACGATGTGCAGCAGGTCGTCCGCCACGATCACGCAGTCGCCAGTCCCGAATCCGTGCTCGACCCATTTGGAGAAGTCCAGTGTCTGCTCGATGCAGACCAGAGGGTCGGGGCACAGCCTCTTTGCCTCAGCGACCTGTTCCATCACGAAGGCGGCATAGCCTTCAGCGGCTTCCTGCATCTCGGCGTCGTACCAGGTCAGGTCTTCAGTCGGATCGCGGGTGCTGCGGCCCAGCGCCTTCTCGGCGAGATAGGCGGCGAGCTCGTGGGCGTCGGTACCTTGCTGCGCGTAGGGGCTGCCTCGGTCTTCCTCCTGTGCGCACAGCTTGGCGCTGGGAGGACACTTGAGCCACCGTTCACTGGCGGAGGCGGCAAGGTATGCATGCTTAGCCATTTCCGATTACCTCCGCTTCCGCGACGATCGCGGCGAACTCCTCCGGGGACTTTACATCGGAAAGCTGCTTCACACCGTGCGCGGTGAGAATCGCTTTGACCTCTGCCCGGAACCCGGTCCTGGACTTCTCTGCGAGAATCGCTCTGACTTCCTCATAGGTGTATACCTTGGCAGGTGCCTGCTCTGTGGTAGCCGGAGCCGTATCCTCTGCGGGAACGTCCTGCTTCTTTGCCGGGGCTTCCGTGCTCTCCAGCAGTGCGGCGAGATCCGCCACATCCGCTGACAGCTTCTTCAGCCCGTCAATGAGAACCTGTTTGTCTTTCTTTGTCATGAGAGGTTTCCTCCTTTCTTTCGATCTCGATTTCCTATGCCTGCAAACGGCGGTTTTTTATAACGGCTTTCCGGTTTTTTCAGAAGTCTGACCGCTGCCTGCCCGGCTAACCTCCCATGCCTGCAAAGTGAACATTTTTATAGCCGCCCTCGGAGAAAGTTCCGGGAGCGGCTTTTTTCTTTTAATAAGGAAAATTCGCCTCGCGTTATAAAATCGGGGCTTTTGCAGGCATGGGAAGGCAGAACGATGAAAGGAGATGCTTTCCCATGGAAATCAAGAACAAGGATTCACCCATTGTCTACATCTGTTCCCCGTACTCGGGCGACGTCACCCGGAACATCGAAAAGGCCTGCCGGTACAGCCGGTTCGCAGTCGACGAAGGCCGCGTCCCGATCACGCCACATCTCTGGCTGCCGCTTTTCTTATCGGAAGAGACGGAACGGGAGCTGGTGATCAGTCTGGACCTGCGCCTGATGGATGTCTGCTCAGAGCTCTGGGTGTGCGGGGACGTGATCAGTGACGGAATGCGCCGTGAGATGGCTTACGCGGCGGACATCGGAATACCGATTCAACATGTGAAGGAGGAAGATATCAATGTTTGCAATTGAAGAAGGCGTGCAGAAGATCAACGGCGAAGTGGTCGAGACCTTCTCGCGGGAGGTTATGGACGGAAGCGTTGTCCTCGAAGTGGAAGCCGGGACAACCGGGTACAAGGGCGGCTGCTGCCGGAATGCCGGTAGCCGTACCTGCCTCAGCATCCTTAGCCTTTCCGGCGACTTCTGCTTCAGCCCCATTAAAGATGATGAAGGGCATATCGCGGGAATCACCATCGCCTGCTGTGGTGACGACGGGCTGAACGCCATCATGAAGGCGCTCGAATTTGCCCATACCGCCATCAACGACCAGCGCTGCGATGTGGACGACTGAAAAAGAAAAAGGCAGGCCGGTGTGGTTCCGGTCTGCCTGCACGTGCTTGGAGGAATAATCTATGTTCAACATTTACTACGCTGACTGCATCGGGCGGGAGGGCAACTGCCTGTATCCACACAAGGCCGATGTATCAGATAAGGAATCTCTGGCGCGGGCGGTCGCCCACGACTACGTCTGCGCCGAGTATAAAAACAGTTACCGCAGCAAGGCGAATTTCATCCGTAGCAACTGCCTCGCTGTGGAGTTCGATAACGATCATTCCGAGAATCCCGACGAATGGGTGTCGGCGGAAGACCTGCGGGGTGTGTTCCCGGATGTGATGATTGGCATCCACTACAGCCGGAACCACATGAAAGAGAAAAACGGGAAACCGGCAAGGCCGAAGTTCCATGCATTTCTGGAGATTGACGAGATGGATGACCCGGATGCCTACAGCGCCATGAAGCGGCAGGTCTCCTCCCTGTTCCCGTATGTCGACACCAATGCGCTGGACGCGGCCCGGTTCTTCTATGGGACGGACGATCCGCAGACGGAGTACTTTCCCGGTACCAGGACCCTGAACGCATTCTTTGAAGAGGAAGACTTCGACGCCGGGATGGGCCGTGGCGGCTACGGCAGTTACACCATTAAGGAAGGAAGCCGGAACGCCACGATGAGCCGATTTGCCGGTCGGGTTGTCAAGCGCTACGGCTGGAACGAGACCTCCCACAAGATCTTTCTGGACGAGGCCGCCAAGTGCGATCCTCCGCTGTCAGATGAGGAACTGGGTAAGATCTGGCGCAGCGCTCGGAAGTTCGAGACGGTCGTCTCGAAACAGGAGGGGTATGTCCCTCCGGAACAGTTCAACGTTGCCAAGCTGTGGCCGGTCCTGCCGGGAGCCTGAAGCCGCAGGATTATTCCGACATCGGTCAGGCGAAGGTGCTGTCGAAGGAATACGGCGACGAGATCTGCTTCAATCCAGCCACAGACTATTTCCGCTACAACGGCACCTTCTGGGAAGAATCGAAGGAAGCAGCGCTGGGTGCAACGATCGAGTTTCTGGATCAGCAGCTGGCCGATGCGGAACTGCTCATGTTCACCACCAAGCAGGCCGTGCTGAACTCCGGCGCGGATGAAGAGGCGCTCTCCGGTGGGAAACGGGCCATGAACGGGCTGTCCGATGAACAGATGCAGCTTCTGATGGAATACCTGGCTGCAGTCGCGTACTGCAAGTACGTGATGGGCAGGCGAAACATCAAATACATCCGCTCTGCGATGGAGGCCGCCAAGCCGATGGTCGCGGTGGATCTCATGGATCTGAACGCGGACCCGTTCCTGCTGAACACACCGGAGGCGACCTACTGCATGGCGGAAGGCGTTAGCGGCAGGCAGGAACATAACTGGAAGGATTACTGCACGAAAACCACAACGGTCGAGCCCGGCGACAAGGGCAAACTTCTGTGGCAGGATGCCCTGAACAAGACCTTCCTGAACGATCAGGAGCTCATCGATTACGTGCAGGAGGTCGTGGGACTGGCCGCGATCGGCAAGGTGTATATGGAGGCCATGATCATCGCATACGGTGAAGGCCGAAACGGCAAATCGACTTTCTGGAACACCATCGCTCGTGTGCTCGGAACCTATGCCGGGAACGTGTCGGCGGACACCCTAACGGTCGGCTGCCGCAGGAACGTTAAGCCGGAACTGGCCGAGCTCAAAGGCGTCCGGCTGGCGCTGGCCAAGGAACTGGAAGAAGGCACGCGGCTCAACACCTCCGTGGTGAAGCAGCTGACCTCCACCGATGACATCTATGGCGAGAAGAAGTACTGTGCGCCTGCGTCCTTCACGCCATCACACACTTTGGTCTTGTACACAAACCACCTGCCTCGGGTCGGTGCTACGGACGAGGGCACATGGCGCAGGCTCATCGTGATCCCGTTCAACGCGGTGTTTGAGGGCAAAAGCGACGTGAAGAACTATGCCGATTTCCTGTATGAGAACGCTGGCCCTGCGGTGCTGACGTGGATCATTGAAGGTGCCCGGAAGATTATCGTTAAGGACTTCCATCTGAAGAACCCGAAGATCGTGCAGGACGCCATCGATGCCTATCGCGGCGAGAATGACTGGTTTGCGGAGTTCTTCGCTGAGTGCTGCGAGGCCGGGGAGGCATATACCGAGAAATCCGGTGAGCTTTATCAGGAGTATCGCGCTTACTGCACACGCATGGGTGAGTTCTCCCGGAACACCACGGAGTTCTATAAGGCGCTGGCTTCGAAGGGCTATTTCCGCAAGCGCACCAATAAAGGCGTTTTCGTCTATGGCCTGCGGATCAAGTCGGAGTTCCCGAGCTAAAGAGGTAAAAGTGTAGGTCGTGTAGGTCTCTTACAGAAAACTCCTATAGGGGTTTTATACAGAGAGGTACACGACCTGCACGCCTACCATATAGCTGGTGACGGAAAGGAGCACGCATGCGGGAAAAGAATATCGAAAAACAGCTGGTTAAGGCGGTGAAGGCCGAGGACGGTATGTGCCCGAAACTCGTGTCTCCCGGGACTGACGGTATGCCGGATCGCATGGTGCTACTGTCGGAAGCGCACATCGGCTTCGTCGAGGTGAAGGCACCCGGCCAGAAGCCCAGACCCCTGCAGGAGCGGCGGCATAAGCAGCTGAGGGAGCTCGGCTTTCAGGTTTCCGTCTTGGACGATCCGGACCAGATACCAGGCATCATCAAGGAGGTTAGGGAGAATTGAATGTATGAGGAAAACTATCAGGCTCTGGACAACGCGATCATCCTGCAGGCCGTGAAGGACTTTAAGCCCGCGTACCGGAGACTGAAGCGGTATCCGAACGATAAACTGGCGCAGGATACGGTCCGGGAGATCACGCAGTTTTTCTGCTCACAGTATTTTCAGGCACTGAGTGATCTGGACGGTCCGGCGCTGCTCAATCAGATTATAAGAGAGATGGACAAGAAATATGAAAAGAACTGACTTACACGAATACCAGAATTACTGCGTGGATTTCCTGAAGGTCCATTCGGAAGCGATGCTGATCCTCGAGATGGGTCTTGGCAAGTCGGCGGTGAGCCTTACCGCCATCTTGGACCTGATGTTTGACAGCTTCGACGTGGGCAAGGTGCTGGTGATTGCACCCTTACGTGTCGCCAAGACAGTCTGGCCCGAGGAGCGGGATACCTGGGAGCATGCGCACTTCCTGAAAATGTCCGTGATGGTGGGCAGCGCCAAGCAGCGCGAGGCAGCCCTGCGGACACCGGCTGACATTTACGTCGTCAACCGGGAAAACGTGAAATGGCTGGTCGATTATCTGGAAAAGCGCCATGCCCCGTGGCCCTTCGATATGGTGGTGATCGACGAACTCAGTAGCTTCAAGAATCACCAGAGCCAGCGCTGGAAAGCCCTGCGGAAGGTTCGGCCACAGATCCGGCGCATCGTGGGCTTGACAGGTACACCTGCTTCAAACGGACTTCTCGACCTGTGGGCGGAGACGTTCCTGATCGACAAGGGTGTGCGGCTCGGTAGGTTTATCGGCAGGTACCGGGAGGCTTACTTCAAAGCGGCAGGCATGAATCCGTACACCGGAGTGGTGTTCAACTACGTGCCGCTGCCCGGTGCGGAGGAAGCGATCTACAGCCGGATCTCCGATATCACCGTATCTATGAAGGCGCTGGATTACCTCGATATGCCGGAGCAGGTGATGGTCAACCACTACGTGGACATGGACTCGTCCGAGCGGGATCTGTACGATGGCATGAAGAAGGAACTGCTGGTGGAGATCGGCGACGATACCATCGACGCTGCCAACGCAGCGGTCCTGTCCGGGAAATTGCTGCAGATGGCCAACGGCGCGATCTACAATGCCGAACAGCAGGTGCGCGTGATCCATGACCAGAAGCTCATGATGCTTGCCGACCTCATCGAGCAGGCCAACGGGCAGAACGTGCTGGTGGCGTATTGGTACCAGCACGACCACGACCGCATCCGGGAGTACCTGACGGATCTCGGGTACAAGCCCAGAGACCTGAAAAGCGATCAGGACATCGCCGACTGGAACACAGGCAAGATCCAGGTCGCCCTGATCTCCCCAGCCAGCGCAGGCCACGGACTCAATATCCAGCGCGGCGGCCATATTCTGATCTGGTTCTCGCTGGTATGGTCTTTGGAGATGTATCAGCAGACCAATGCCCGCCTCTGGCGACAGGGGCAAAAAGAGGTGGTGACGATCCATCACATCGTGACGCGGGATACCGTGGACGGCGATGTTCTGGATGCCTTAAAGCATAAGGACACGACCCAGCAGAATCTCATCGCTGCGGTGAAGGCCCACCTGACAATCTGAGTCAATCTAATGGCAATCCGAGAAACAATACATTTTCGGAGGTAAGTGCCATGAGCATTATGTGGAAGTATCTGGACAAGCGGTCCGCAACGATCGCGGCGATAAAGGACTACGACGCCATGCAGTTTATCATCAATAGCACGGACGATGAGATCAAGCGGACCTATGAGAAAATGACCGGCATCGCCAGCCCGAAATGGGACGGTATGCCGAGGACCCATAATCCGCAGGCTGGTGAGGAGCGCCTGATCAATGCCATATCGGAAATCGACATTCTGAAGGAGCGGTACCGGCAGGCAGTCGAGTATATGGACTGGTTCAAACCGGCATGGGAACAGCTTTCGGAGGATGACCGGTATTGCCTCGAGACCTTTTACGGCGACGGCAACACTTACGGTAGCAGCGCTGCCTATTATATCGCCGAGTACCTGCACATCGAGCAGCCGACTGCGTATAAGCGAAAGAACCGTGCGTTGGACCGGCTGACGGTGTTGCTGTTTGGCAAATCATAAAAAACAGCCCTCGGAGTTCTGACATTTTGAACTCCGAGGGCCTTCGCTGTCTCAGGCGGTAAGTAGATATTTTGCTGCGGAAGAGATAGCCTTTCTACCTCCGGGAGTCGCGACTCCGATAACGGTCAACCCGCCGAATACTACCCATCCCCAGTTTTCAGCCCACCAGCTTGTCGCAGCTCCGACATTCTGGGTCTGTGTTGACTGCAAATCCCTGACCCTACGGGTGTTGTTTTCCTCCCGCTGGTCGTAATCGGCATTTGCCCTTTGGATCAGAGTGACCTTCTTTTCCCAATCAGTGTCTTTGTCAGCGATGATGCCGGCAATGACATGATTATGATTTTCCTGGCCGCTCATGTTGCAGACCTGCTGCACCAGCTTTTCAGTGTTAATGGCGTTCTTCTGTGTGTCATCAAGGGACTTCGTGAGAACCTCAGCCATTTCTTTTACATCTTTGTTTTCCATAATGAATACCTCCAAGTCAATTTTTTTCTGTTGATTGCTTGTCTTCTTTTGACGGCAGGGATTCGATAAAACAGTAGATAAAAATAGCTTCTGCCAAGTAGGCAGAGAATCCGATACCATACGAATCATCTAAGGTTTGACCTTGTCCTCCCTGCGTTGCTAACATCGTACCTGCACTGTGAAATACGCTTAACCCGTGACCCTGCTTCTCAAACAACTCGGTGTAGAGAGTGTCCATAAGAGAATAAACTTGAGGGGAATCAGACGGCACCAGGCGAACCTGCAGTTTCCTAATGTAGCGATAAATCTCGCTTCGTAAGTCTGATAGTTCCGGAGTGTTGGACTGAGCAATAATAGCGTCCTTATCCATACCGTGTGCCTTCAGATATTCCCTCGATCCAGATTCATAATCGGCCGTTCCGACTTTAGGGTCTATCGGCAGGACTTCAAGATACCGGTCAATATCGTCCACGCCATCTTTGCGTGGGAAATCAGGCAGCTTTCCGACCGAACGTATTGTTTCGGCAAACTGCTGTGCGACACTCAGATGATGAACTTTCCACCGAAGATCATTGATTTTTCCGTCCAGTGATTCCAGTATCTCTTTGCTCGGATTCTGATCCGGTGCATTGAGTACTTTTTCAATCTGTTCGTTTTTGTATCCGAGCATCTGCAGCATCCTGATCCACCAAATACGTTCGACTGCATCGCTGCCGTAGATCCAGCAATAAGTCGAACCGGGTTTATGGATCGGGGATAAGAGAACAGGCTGCGGTTTTTTGGTTTTCCGCTTCTTGTCTGTATTTCTTCTCCCGTCCCATGTGCGGAGCGTGTCGTAGGTAACTCCCGGTAATCTGCGTAATTCCTGCGATGTATATTCTTTTTTCAAGGTACAATCCTCCCCTTTCTAAGTGATCACTTCGGTGGATGTCTGTACTATAGCACATCGGTCTTAGACCGAAGCAAGCCCTTTTTGAAATTTTCTAAAAAAATTTTTTGAGGCGTGTTTCGTGTCCAAAATCGTATAAACTGTCTATTGCGGTTTCTGATATGCTTATATCATGAAAAACTGCGCAGGAGCCTCGGAGTAATCCGGGGCTTTTGCCGTGAAAGGACGGATTATTATGTTTGAAAAAGTCAATCCCTCGCATCCGGACAAGTTGTGCGACCGTATTGCCGGAGCGATCGTAGATATCGCATATGCGCAGATCGCAGATCCCCGCATCGCCGTGGAAGTCCTTCTGGGACACGGCATCTGCCATATTATCGCTGAGACGGATATCTCCATACCGCTCTATGAGATCGAAGCTGCTGTAGAGCGCATCGCCGGGAAGGTTGCGGTCGATTATGTGGAAGTAGCGCAGGATCGCCATCTGGCCCAGAATCAGGAGAACGGTTTCCGCTGCGGCGACAATGGCATCTTCAAAGGTATGCCCGTAACGGCGGAACAGAAGGAGCTCACCAGAATCGCCAAGGAGCTATATGGCGAATACGGCTGTGACGGGAAATACATCCTCGATGTCGATCGCCTGATCATCTGCCAGAGCAATGTATCGACGAAGGAACTCCGTGATGCCTACCCGATGGCGGAGATCAATCCTCTGGGTGACTGGACAGGCGGTACGGATGTGGATACCGGTGCTACCAACCGTAAGCTGGGCAGCGATATGGCCGATAGTGTCACAGGTGGCGGTCTTCATGGAAAGGACCTGAGTAAGGCCGACGTATCTGTGAATATATGGGCGTGGCTGAAAGCGCAGGAAACCGGCAAGCCCGTAGAGGCCTGCTGTGCGATCGGCGATGATACCATCGGAAAAGTGCCCTTTAGTGAGATGGTAGAAACGACCCGTAATTACATCCACCATATTGGCGGCTTTGAAAAGTTTGCTGAATGGGGCCTGGTACGCTGATGCCCACGAAACCGAAGGTTCCGTGCAAGCATCCCGGTTGTCCGGAGCTCGTACCATCCGGGGCCAAATACTGCGAGGTGCACAGGGCACTGCACCCGGAGGAGGTACGGTCCGCTGCCAGCCGTGGCTACGGCAGCGCATGGCAGAAGACCAGCCGACAGTTCCTACAGGCACACCCTCTATGTGAGGAGTGCTTGAGGCAGGGCAAGTACGTGAAGGCAACGGTGGTGGATCACATCAAAGCACACCGAGGTGATCCGGAGCTCTTCTGGGACCGGAGCAACTGGAGAGCGCTCTGCAAGCGTTGTCATGATCAGAAGACAAGACGCGAGGACCAGACACCGACCTACCACTACTGAGTAAGGCCCACCGGGGGCCGGGGTCTGATCTCTACAGGGCTTTCCCCCAGGGACCGCCGCCCACTCTCGCGTTAAAATCCGCGAAATTGATAGACCGGGGGTCCAGCGGGATGCCCACAAAATCGCAAAATGAATAAACCGGGTGATTTTCATATGGAAAACAGTCGTTTTCCGCAGGAAAGTCACCTGAAAGCAGGCAGTGATGGAGCCATTTCCACCGCTGCCTTTTTTATTGGACTTTCGTGCCAAGGGCCGGAAGCCCGGAGAGTTTCGTGCCAAGGAGGTCGCAATGGAATACGAAGATCCCGATATGAACGAGTTCATCGCCGGATGCACGAAACAGTTCTGCCCGTGGTGCGGAGCGCCGATCGTGCCAAACCATATGGGCCGGAAGAAAAAGTTCTGCTCAGATAAGTGCCGCTGGGCATTCTGGAAGTTCGAGACCCGGCACAAGGACATGAAATTAGAATTGGAGGCAATGGTGAATGAAAACCGCTGAACTCAAGGTGCTGCCGGTCGCCGTACTGAAACCGGCTGAATACAATCCGCGAAAGAAACTGAAGCCCGGAGGCAAAGAATACGAGAAGATCAAAAACTCCATCGCCGAGTTTGGCTTTGCCGATCCGCTGGTGGTGAATGCCGACATGACCATCATCGGCGGGCACCAGCGTCTGACCGTGGCGATCGATCTCGGATACACGGAGGTGCCCTGCGCGGTAGTGGACATCGACAAGACCCGCGAAAAGGCACTCAACATCGCGCTCAATAAAATCACCGGCGCTTGGGATGAGAACCTGCTGGCCGATCTGCTGCAGGATATTCAGGATTCCAATTTCGACCTGGGCTTCACCGGTTTCGATCCGCCTGAGATCGAGACCCTGTTCAACAAGGTCCATTCGAAGGACGTGCAAGAGGATGACTTCGATGTGGAGGCTGAACTGGAGAATCCGGTGTTCTCAAAGCTGGGAGACCTGTGGTGCCTTGGTCCGCACCGGGTGATCTGTGGCGACTCCACCGGCGAGGAGATCTACACCTGGCTCATGGATGGACAGAAGGCGAATCTCGTCCTGACTGATCCGCCGTACAACGTGGACGTCGAAGAGACTGCCGGGAAGATTATGAACGACAACTTGTCTGACGAGGATTTCTACAACTTCCTCCTCTCTGCTTACCGCTGCATGCACGCCAACCTTGCCGACGACGGCAGCATTTACGTGTGGCACGCAGATACCGAAGGGCTGAACTTCAGAAAGGCATTCCGGGATGCTGGTTTCTATCTCTCCGGGTGTTGCATCTGGAAGAAGAATGCTCTGGTGCTGGGCCGGAGCCCGTACCAGTGGATTCACGAGCCCTGCCTGTTCGGTTGGAAACAGACCGGTAAGCATCAATGGTACTCTGATCGAAAGCAGGTGACGGTCTGGGAGTATGACAAGCCGCGCTCCTCCAAGGACCATCCCACGATGAAGCCGGTGGCGCTCATGAGCTATCCGCTCCGCAACTCCACCATGACAAACGGTATTGTGCTCGATCCGTTCCTCGGCAGCGGCAGCACCCTGATCGCCTGCTGCGAGACGGACCGCATCTGCCGGGGCATTGAGCTCGATCCGAAATTCGTGGACGTGATCGTGAAGCGGTACCAGGCATGGTGCCTTGATCACGGCATTTCCTCCGATGTGTATGTGCTCCGTGATGGCCAGAAGCTGACCTTCGACGAGGCCGTGGCCGGGGTGTAAAAAACCGCCAAATCCCGTGGGTACATTTTGTCGATTATTCTTCGAAATACTCAGCAGAATTAACTTGCTATATCTGCCGGGTAGAGTGATATATACACTACCCGAAGGGAACGGCCCACGGGAACACATGAAGGAGGTACATACATCAAGCTCGCAACCGACAACAGAAAAGAGGCCGCTACGAGGCTGGCCGAGATCACTGGCACGGAATCCCGCTACACAAAGGTTCCCAGGTGCGCCTACGAGGTCGGGCCTTACACCATCGAGAAGGATGGAAGCCTCACGGTCGCAGAAGGCGCGGACCTTGCGCCGCTGCAGACGCTGGCAGACGAAGGCCTGCTCGAGCCCTTCGAGGCACCGGCCACCGAGGAGCCTGCCGCAGCCGAGAACGACGATAGGATCAGCCTGACGGTGGAGGTTCCCATGACGCATCACACCGGCGCGACGCTCCGGAACCTGATCAACCTGACCTACACCAGAGCGGGCCTGATCAACAAGGCGCTCGGCACCGGCTTCCGGGTCGACGAGGACCTGATAAAAGCCCTGCAGGATGAAGAGTGCATCAGAACCACGGAAAGCATGCTCAAGGCCATCGCTGCTTACGAGGATGAGCACGGTAAGGCGATCGACGGATTGACCTTCACGCTGGAGGGGATCACCTTTTCCTCCCTCCCGGAAACCGAGGATACCGAGACGCTGCGGACCTTCACGATCCTTGCCGGGATGATGAACAAGCAGGCCTTAGACCAGAAACGCATTCAGGCCAAGGCGGTCAACGAGGAGAACGAGAAATACACGCTCCGGATCTGGCTGACCCGCCTCGGGATGAACGGCTCTGAATTCAAAGAAGCCCGCAAGGTCCTGATGACCAACCTCACCGGCAACAGCGCCTTCCGGACGCCTGCCGAGGAAGCCAAGTGGAAAGCCCGGCAGGCTGAGAAGCGCGAGGCCCTAAAGGCTGTCAAGGCCGCAGGAGCCGACGAGGAGATGGAGACGGCATGAAGACGCCAAGGAAAGAAATCATCGAGCGCCTGCGCGAGGACTTCCCGGTGGGCTGCCGGGTGGAGCTTATGAAGATGGACGATACGCAGGCTCCTCCGATCGGCACGCTCGGAACCGTCATCGGGGTCGACGCGATCGGCACGATCCACGTGAACTGGGACAACGGCTGCGGCCTCGGGGTCGCCTACGGTGAAGACGACTGCAGGAGGATCGACTGATGGATACGAAAGTGAAAGAGCAGATCCTCGCGATCCGCGACACGGGCCTCACGAACATGTTTGACATCCCGATGGTCCAGCGGCTTGCCTACGACCGAGGTTACTACGAACTGGTCACCTACCTGGAGGACCACAGGAAGGAATACGCGCATTTCATCCTGACCGGCGAGTGCTGATCGGGATCGCCAAGGGAGCCGCAGGGCTCTTTTGGTCGTAGTAATGTACACAATTTCCGGCCTGAATCTTTGTCGATTATATGTGCCTGATTATCGCAGATATGACTTGCTATTATGCGCCTTCAGAGTGATATATACAGTACCCCAAGGGGAAAACACAAAAACGGAGGGCAAGACAATGACAGAACTTCAGAACTTCCTCGACGGATACGGATTCGGGATCAGCGTGAAGGAGCTCGCGCACAGGGCTTACCGCCACATGGAAGCCAAAGGCCACAAGGTTTGCATGGGCAACGAGCGCTACCTGGAGGTCGACGGAACCACATACCTTTTTTCCAAGAGCAAGAAGCACGGACGCTGGATTGCCAAGGCTTTTTAAGGAGGGACAAGACCATGACGATTAACGAAGCGATGAGAACCTACCGCCTGCCGAACCCCACCACCCCGGAAGACCTCGAGTGCCGCTGGAGCAAGGTCCTGAACTTTGGAGACCGCCTCCTGCTGGCCGGGTACTACTACAACGGAGCGAACAAACCCTGCTACTTCGGAGCGGTTTACGAGCATCTGGACGACGACCTTTCCTGCGAAGGAGCCATCGGGCTGAGAGCCGCCAGCGAGGTTGCCTTCGAAGACGACGGCCACGCGATGGCTTGGGCGATGCAGCAGCAGTAAGAAACACACCGATCAGAATATCGGCGGGAGCAGCCCTGACTGGGCTGCATCTCGTAGCACAGATGATCCGCAAGGGTCCATTTTTTATGCCTTTTGGAGGTGTTCATATGGCACGCAGATTTTTAATCGATAGACGCGAACTGCCGTATGACGCGTTCGTACCCGATCCGTCATGGCTCGGTCCGATAGAAATGGAGGAAGGAGGAGATGAAGATGGCGACCAGAGGAAGAAAGCCCACGCCGACAGCGATCAAAGAACTGGAAGGCAATCCGGGCAAACGGAAACTGAATGATAAGGAGCCGAGGCCGGAAAAGCATGCTCCTTCCTGCCCGAAATGGCTGGAACCGGAAGCCAAGAAGGAATGGCGCAGGCTGGCGAAAAAGATGGAGCTCATGGGCGTGCTCACCGAGGTGGACATGGCGGCTTTTGCCGGATACTGTCAGGCGTATGCCCGCTGGAAGGAGGCGGAGGAATTCATATCCCAGCACGGGACGATCGTGAAAACCCCGTCCGGCTACTGGCAGCAAGTGCCCCAGGTATCCATTGCCCAGACCTATCTGAAGGTCATGAACCGCTTTGCGGAGCAGTTTGGCCTGACGCCTGCATCCCGTTCCCGCATCGTTGCAGACACCACCGGCAGCGGTTCCGAGGATGAGCTCGAAGCGCTGCTGGGAGGTGATTCGTAATGGCGAGACAGCGGCCTGCCAGTTTCCCGAAACTAAAAAAATATGAGCCGACCCGGTTTATGCTCCCGACCTCTCATTATGATGAGTCGAGGGCTGACCGGGCCGTCACATTTATAGAGAACCTGAAGCATACCAAGGGCAAGTGGGACGGGAAACCGTTCTGGCTGCTGCCTTGGCAGGAACAGATCATCCGGGATATCTTCGGGATCGTGGATGAGGATGGTCACCGGCAGTTCCGCACAGCGTATGTGGAGATCAGAAAGAAGAACGGAAAGTCGGAGCTTGCGGCAGCAGTGGCGCTCTATCTTCTCTATGCCGACAACGAGCCCGCTGCCGAAGTGTACGGCGCAGCGGCGGACCGACAGCAGGCATCGATCGTTTTCGATGTGGCGAGGCGCATGGTGGAAAAAGCACCGGCGCTGTATAAGAGGTCCAAGGTCGCAGCCGCCACCAAGCGGATCGTCAATTATAGCAACGCCGGTTTCTATCAGGTGCTTTCTGCGGAGGTCGGCACCAAACACGGCCTGAACATCTCGGGATTGGTGCTGGACGAGGTCCACGCGCAGCCCAACCGGAAGCTGTACGACGTGCTGACCAAGGGCTCCGGTGATGCCCGTGAGCAGCCGCTGTATTTCCTCATCACGACCGCAGGCACCGATAAGGAATCGATCTGCTATGAGCTGCACACCAAGGCGCTGGATATCATGGCTGGCCGGAAGATCGACCACACCTTTTATCCGGTGGTGTACGGTCTGGCGGATGATGAGGACTGGACCGACGAGAAAAACTGGTACAAGGCGAATCCGTCCCTGGGCCAGACGATCCAGATCGAGCGTGTGCGGGAGATGTTTCAGGAGGCGGTGGATAATCCCGCTGAGGAGAACGTATTCAAGCAGCTGCGGCTCAACATGTGGGTCTCCTCCCTGACGCGTTTTATCCCGGAACAGATTTATGACCTTGGAAATGTACCGATCGATCTGGAATCCTTAAAGGGCAGGGACTGCTACGGAGGGCTGGACCTCTCCTCCACAGGCGACATCACTGCCTTCGTGCTCATGTTCCCTCCACGGGATGAAACAGAGAAATATGTGATGCTGCCGTTCTTCTGGGTCCCGGAGGATACGATCCCGATCCGGGTGCGCCGGGCATCCGTGCCGTATGACGTCTGGCATAAGCAAGGGTATCTGAATGCCACCGAAGGAAACGTGATCCATTACGGCTTCATCGAGCAGTTCATTGAGGACCTGGGTCAGCAGTATCACATCCTTGAGATCGCCTTCGACCGCTGGGGCGCTGTGCAGATGACACAGGATCTGGAGGGCATGGGCTTTACAGTCGTGCCGTTCGGTCAGGGCTATAAGGACATGTCGCCTCCGACGAAGGAGTTTTATAAGCTGCTGATGGAAGGCCGGATCATCCACGGCGGGCATCCGGTCATGCGCTGGATGAGTGGAAATGTGGTGGTTGACACGGACCCTGCCGGAAATATTAAATGCACCAAGGCCAAGTCGCCGGAGAAGATCGACGGTATCGTTGCTGCGATCATGGCACTTGACCGCTGCATTCGTCACGAAAATACGAGCAGCGTGTACGACGAACGCGGGCTGATGGTGTTCTGAGCGTGCAGGTCGTGCAGGTCATGTGCAGAAAACTTTCATAGGGGTAAAAAGCGGAGAAATTATCCCATAGAGGGTTTTATACAAAGACCTTCACGACCTGCACTTTTGATCAGGGGATGTCCAAAACAGGATAAACTTCTCCTTGCGAAATCTTCTATACTGATATCGTGGAAAACTGCGAGGGCCTCCCGGCACAATCGGGCGGCCCTCTTTGCATGTGATGGAAGGAATGATAGATGGGCTTTTTTGAATGGATGGGCCTGAGCCCACACGATGCTCCTAAGCTGCCGGAGGTGACGGATAACGTCCGTGACTCCGGACAGACCTTTGTTTTCGGAAAGGCCGACTCCGGCGAGAAGGTGGATGAAAAGTCCGCCATGCAGATCGCGACGGTCTATGCCTGCGTCCGGCTGCTGGCCGAGACCGTGGCAGGGCTTCCGCTGCATCTCTACCGGATGAAGGACGGGACCAATGCAAAGGAACGGGCCACAGACCACCCGCTGTATAAACTGCTGTACCGGCAGCCCAATCCGGAAATGACGAGCTTCTCGTTCCGGGAGACGATGATGACGCACCTGCTCCTGTGGGGCAACAGCTATGCGCAGATCATCCGTGACGGAAAAAACAATGTGCTGGCGCTGTACCCGCTGCTGCCGGAGTACGTGGAGACCGATCGGGATGAAAAGGGGCAGATTTATTACATCTACCACGCTTATACCGATGAGGTTCCCGGCGAACAGAACAAGGATATCTACTTCCGATATGACGAAGTATTCCATGTTCCGGGACTCGGCTTCAACGGCCTCGTAGGGTTCTCGCCGATCGCCATGATGAAGAACAGCCTCGGTACCACGCTGGCCGTGGAGAAATACGGCAGCGCCTTCTTCAAAAACGGCGCACAGCCGAGTGGCGTGCTGGAGCATCCGGGCGTTCTGAAGAATCCGGAGAAGATCCGCGAGAACTGGTCGGACGTTTATGGCGGTGCGAACAACGCCCACAAGGTCGCTGTGTTGGAAGAGGGCATGCAGTACAAAGCCATCTCTCTCCCTCCGGAGGACAGCCAGTTCCTCAGTACGCGCCAGTTTGGTGTAAACGAGATCTGCCGGATCTTCCGGGTGCCTCCGCACATGGTGCAGGATCTGGAGCATGCCACGTTCTCGAACATCGAGCACCAGAGCATCGACTTTGTGGTCCACACGCTGACGCCTTGGCTGGTCCGTTTCGAGCAGGCGATCATCAAAGATCTGTTGCTTCCGGATGAGCAGGATCTGTACTTCCCGAAATTCAACGTGGACGGTCTCCTTCGCGGTGACTACCAGTCCAGGATGCAGGGATACGCGACAGGCATCAGCAACGGTTTTCTGTCTCCGAATGATATCCATCGCCTCGAAAATATGGATCTCATCCCAGCAGAAAAAGGTGGCGACGATTATTACCTGAACGGCGGATACGTGAAGCTCGAAGACGCCGGAAAGGCAGCGGTCAAACCTGCCGACAGCACACCAGATAACAGGAGGAAGAAATGAAGAAGTTTTGGAACTGGATTCATGACGACAGCGGAGGCAGGGTTCTTCGCCTCGAGGGGCCGATCGATAACGAGAACTTCTGGGGTGATGAAATCACGCCTGCCATGTTCCGTGAGGATCTCGAAGCGGAAGACGGAGATGTGACGGTCTGGATCAACTCTCCGGGCGGGAACGTCTTTGCTGCTGCTGAGATCTATACGATGCTGAAGGAATACGCCGGTGCGGTTACAGTTCGCATCGCCAGTATTGCGGCATCGGCAGCGTCTGTCATTGCGATGGCGGGCGATCAGGTGCAGATGTCTCCCACAGCGCTCCTCATGATTCACGACCCGTCCACCATTGCGATGGGCAACACCAAGGATATGGAGAAAGCCATCGAGACGCTGAATGAAGTGAAGGAATCCATCATCAACGCCTATATTGCCAAGACCGGTCTGCGCCATAACAAGGTGGCGGAGCTCATGGAGAGCGAGACCTGGATGAACGCAAAAAAGGCGCTGGATCTGGGTTTCTGCGATGAAATCCTGTATGAGGCGAAGAAACCGGAGCCCGAACAGGCAACGGACGATGCGCCTGCCGAGCCGGAAGATGATAAGCCGGTACTGGAGGCGCAGATCTATTCTACAAGGCAGATGGGGCTGGCCATTCTGAACCGTCTGCGTGTAAATGACACTGCGGCAGAAAAGCCGCCCGACAGCAAGCCGCCTGCACTCACGATTGGGATGAACGGGAAAACCGAGGATGGGGCCGTGCCCTATCAGATTCTTCGTGATCAGCTGGAGTTCCTCAGATGAGGGGTCCGGCTTTTTTCATGCGATCAATTACTTTCATGGAGGTAAATCACAATGAGTAAGATTATCGAACTGCGTAACAAGCGCAACACCCTCTGGGAGCAGACGAAGGCTTTTCTGGAGGAACACAGAAGCGAGAACGGACTGGTCGAGGCATCCGCAGTCGAGCAGTACAACAAAATGGCTGCGGATGTGAAGGCTCTGGGCGATGAGATTCAGCGTCTGGAGGATCAGATGGAGATGGACGCCAAGCTGTCCGCTGCCACCTCTGCTCCGGTGCATGCCGATCCCAAGGTGGGCCAGAGAAAGGGTACAGTCCGTCCGACCGCGACTGCCGAGTACAACGAGGCTTTCTGGAACATGATGCGCGGCAACAACAGCCTGGAAGTGCGTGATGCGCTTTCTGTCGGTGTGAATGAGAATGGTGGCTTTACCGTTCCGGATGAATTTGAGCACCAGCTCATTCAGGCACTGGAAGAAAACAACATCTTCCGTTCTCTGGCCAAGACCATCCACACCAATTCCGGTACCCGTACGATTCCGATCGCGACCGATTCCGGCACCGCGTCCTGGATCGAGGAAGGCGCTGCCATTCAGGAATCCGACATGAGCTTTGCACAGGAGACGCTGTCCGCTTACAAGCTCGGCTGCATGATCAAGGTCAGCAACGAGCTTCTGAACGACTCTGCCTTCAATATTGCGGCTCACATCGCGCAGCGCTTTGGTGTGCGTTTCGGTAACGCGGAAGAGGATGCCTTTATCAACGGCACCGGCCCGTCCGCCAATCCGCAGACCACGCCTTCCCAGCCGACCGGTATCCTGACCAGCCTGACTCCGACTGCCGGAAATACCACGGCAAATGCCCAGACCGTTCACTTTGACAACATCTACAAGCTGTATTACTCGCTGAAGTCCCCGTACCGCAGAAGGGCCGCCTTCCTGTGCAACGAGACTCTGCTCCTGCAGCTGATGCTGATCAAGGACAAGAACGACAACTACATCTGGAAGCCGGGCCTTGAGGTCGGCAAGCCGAATACCATCCTGGGCCGTCCGATCTACACCAGCGGCTATATGCCTGCCATCACTGGCAACGCGACGACTGACAAGAACAAGAAGGTACTTCTGTTCGGTGACTTTTCCTACTACTGGATTGCCGATCGTCAGAGCCGCACCCTCAAGCGCCTGAACGAGCTGTATGCCGTAACCGATCAGGTTGGTTTCATCGGCACCCAGCGTGTAGATGGCAAGCTGATCCTGCCGGAGGCGATGCAGGTCATGGCCCTCGGAACTGGTACGGCAAGCGCCTAAGAAACGGAGGTGACCGGTCATGGCATTGATTTCGCTTGAGGAAGCCAAAGGGTACCTCCGGGTGGATACGGCGGATGAGGATGCCATGATCGGTATCCTTATATCCGCTGCTGAAAGGCTCTGCGCAGACGTGGCGCGGCTGACGAATGAACAGTGGGCGGCGGTGGACTCCAATGCAGAGGATGCCTCCCTTACGCCCATCCGGGAAACCATGCGTGTGGCGATTCTCTATGCGATTGGGTATCTCTTTGAGCACCGGGAGGAAGCAGATCATCATGATCTGACGCTGACTCTGCGGTCGCTTCTCTTTGGTATCCGGGAAGGGGTGGTGTGATGAATATCGCAGGACTCCGCACCCGGATTACCATCCAGAAGAATGAGACTGTGGTGGACAAGTACGGAAATCACAAATCCGCATGGACCGACTATTTCACCTGCTGGGCAACAGCTGTGACCAGCGGCATCTCCTCCAGCGAGGAAGAAGCTGCCGGGCACACGGTGGAAGCGGATCGACTGGATATCACGATCCGGTACTCGACGGAAACGGCGGCAGTCAATTCCAAGCAGTACCGCATCCTTCTAGGCGATCGCATCTACAACATCCTGGGCATCGATGAGATGGGCTTTAAGCATAACAGCCGGAAGCTCCACACCGAGCTTTCGGAGAGGTAACGGGTATGGGAAATCAGAGAGTATCCATCGACCAGCTGTCCTCCGCCATTATGGAGGGCCTGAACGAATACGCCGATCTCGCCGCAGACAGTGTGAAAAAGGCTGTGAAAAAAGCCGGAGACACGGTGAAGCAGGATCTCAATTCCAGTGCACCCGTGCGCACAGGCAAGTACGCCAGAAGCTGGCGAACCAAGACCACAAAGGAAACCAGCCAGTCGCTGGAGGTGACGGTGTATTCGCCGACCCGGTATATGCTGGCGCATCTTCTGGAACACGGCCACGCCAAGCGGAACGGCGGCAGAGTCAGGGCCATTCCCCATATCGCTCCGGCTGAGGAGCATGGCGAGGAAGAACTGCTGCAGGATATCGAGAACGCCCTGAAAGGATGAGGCTATGACACACAATGAACTGATGGAGATGCTGGAAGAAACCGCTTTCCCCATCGCCTATGACCACTTCGCGGAGGGCGAGTCTCCCTCCCCACCGTTTATCTGTTTTCTGTACCCGGCCTCAGATAATTATGCTGCGGACGGACAGGTGTATTTCAAGATCTCAGAGGTACACGTGGAGCTCTATACCGATGAGAAAAACCCGGGAACGGAAGACAGGCTCGAAGCCGTGCTGGATCAGCATGGCATTTTTTATAACAAGACCGAAGTGTGGATCGAGAGCGAGAAGCTTTACGAGGTCCTCTACTCATTTGAAACGGAGGTTTGATTACTATGGGTAACAAAGTCAAATACAATCTGAAAAACGTTCATGCCGCCAAGCTCACGGAGACCGTGTCCGAAGGCGTCACCACCTACACCTACGCGACCCCGCAGGCCATTCCCGGCGCGGTCAGCATCTCGCTGGACGCGGAGGGTGACAGTTCTCCGTTCTATGCCGATGGCATCGTGTATTTCCGCTCCACTGCCAACAACGGCTATTCCGGCGACCTGGAAATCGCCCTCATCCCGGAGTGGTTCCGCACGGAAATCTTGAAGGAGACCTTAGACAGCCACGGTGTGCTGGTGGAGCGCTCTGACATCACCGAAACGGCGAAGTTCGCTCTGCTCTTTGAGTTCGACGGCGATGTCCGCTGCATCCGTCATGTCCTTTATAACTGCTCTGCGTCCCGTCCGTCCATTGAGTCTGAGACCAAGGAGGACACCATCGAGCCGGGTACGGAAACGCTGTCCCTGACGGCAGACCCGCGCAGCGACGGACTGGTGAAATCCCGTACCGGCGATACCACCAGTGAAGAAACCTATGCTGTTTGGTACAGCACGGTATATATTCCACAGGCAGCGGCTGTGGGCGGAGAAGGTTAAGGAGGGCTGAACCATGCTTGAGAAAACTGTCAACATCAGCGGCAAGGAGGTCAAGTTCCGCTCTTCGGCCTCCGTGCCGCGCCTTTACCGTATCAAGTTCAAGCGGGACATCTTCAAAGACCTGTCCAAGCTGGAGAAATCCTATAAAGACCGGGGCGGTGAGGATGGCTCCGCGCTGGAAATCGACGACCTGGAGATTTTTGAGAATGTGGCCTATATTATGGCTTTTCACGCTGACCCCACCATTCCTGGCACCATTGATGAGTGGCTGGAGCAGTTTGAGATGTTCTCTATCTATCAGGTGCTGCCGGAAATCCTCGAACTCTGGGGCACCAATCTGGTCACGGACGTGGAGTCTAAAAAAAACTTAGCCAGAGCAGCCGGGAACTGACCACTCCGCTGTTCCTCCTGCGCTGCGTAGAGCTCGGCGTTTCCATCGCTGACCTCGACCTGCTCACTATTGGCCTTGTGCTGGATATGTGGACGGAGAAAGGCAATGACAGCGTGAAATACCGGAAGGTCGCTGGGCAGGAGGAATTTGACCGGTTCTAAGGAAGGAGGGGCACCACCGTGGCAAGTCGCATCAAAGGCATCACTGTCGAAATCGGCGGTGATACCACCGGCCTTGACAAGGCACTAAAGTCGGTCAATACGACCATCAAAAATACGCAGTCCTCCCTGAAGGACGTCAACAAGCTGCTGAAGCTCGACCCGTCCAACACGGAGCTCCTGTCCCAAAAACAGAAGCTCCTGAAGAACGCCATCGGCGCGACCAAGGAGAAGCTGGATTCCCTGAAGGCCGCACAGGAGCAGGCCAAGGCCCAGCTGGAGAGCGGCGACCTGGGGCAGGATAAATACGACGCTCTGCAGCGGGAAATCATCGAGACCGAGGAGGAACTCAAGCGCCTGCAGGAGCAAGCTGCCACCACCAGCACCAGCCTCGCCAAGATTGACGAGGTCGGACAGAAGATGGAATCTGTCGGCAATAGCATCGCCGGAGCCGGGAAATCCATGATGCCGCTGACGCTGGCCATCGGCGGAGTCGGAACTGCCGCCGTGAAGACCGCAGCAGATTTCGATGCCGGGATGAGTCAGGTCGCGGCTATATCCGGTGCCACAGGGGATGATTTGGAGGCCCTGCGGGATAAGGCCCGTGAAATGGGCTCCAAGACCAAGTTCTCCGCGTCCGAGGCTGCTTCCGCGATGGAGTACATGGCGATGGCCGGTTGGAAGACCGGAGATATGCTGGGCGGCATTGAGGGCATCATGAACCTCGCAGCGGCTTCCGGCGAAGACCTCGCTACCACCTCAGACATCGTCACAGATGCGCTGACCGCGTTCGGCCTCTCCGCTGAAGACTCCGGGCACTTTGCGGACATCCTTGCGGCGGCCTCCAGCAATGCCAACACTAACGTCTCCATGATGGGCGAGACATTCAAATACTGTGCGCCCATCGCCGGTGCGCTCGGCTTCTCCGCCGAGGACACAGCCGAGGCAATCGGCCTGATGGCCAATGCCGGTATCAAGTCCACGCAGGCCGGTACCGCGCTGCGTACCATCATGAACAATCTGACCGGGGAAGTGAAGATTTCCGGTAAGGCCATTGGAGACGTCACCATCGCTACCACCAATGCGGACGGCTCCATGCGCGACCTCTCCGATATCCTCGCTGATTGCCGCACTGCGTTCTCTGGCTTTTCTGAGTCCGAGAAGGCGCAGGCCGCCGAGACCCTTGTGGGCAAGAACGCCATGTCCGGCTTTCTTGCCCTGATGAACGCGGCTCCGGAGGACATCGATAAGCTCTCCAATGCCATCGACAACTGCGACGGAACTGCGGAATCTATGGTGGCGACCATGCAGGACAACCTTGCCGGTCAGCTGACCATCCTGAAATCCCAGCTGGAGGAGCTCGCCATCTCCTTTGGTGAAATCCTGATGCCTGCCATCCGGAGCATCGTCAGCCATATTCAGGGCTTTATCGATAAGCTCAACGGCATGGATGAAAGCCAGAAAAAGGCCATCATCACCATTGGCCTTGTAGTTGCCGCCATCGGCCCGCTCCTTGTTATCATCGGCACGGTAATCTCCAAAGTCGGTGTGGCCATGCAAGGCTTCGTGAAGCTGGCTGGTGCGTTCAATAAGATAAAGGCCGCTGCCAGCGCCGGAACCGGCATCTTTGGAAAGCTGGGTGCTGCCATCGGCGGCGTTTCCGCACCGGTTCTGGCAGTGATCGCCGTGATTGCCGTCCTCGTGGCGGCATTTGTGCATCTATGGAATACCAATGAGGGCTTCCGGGAGGCCATCCTTGGCACCTGGGAGAAGATAAAGACCACTGTGTCGAATTTTGTCGAAGGCATCCGGGAGCGGCTGGCTGCCCTTGGCATCAGCTTTTCCGACATCGCCGAGACAATCAAGGCCATCTGGAATGGCCTGTGCGCTGTACTGGCTCCTATCTTTGAAGGAGCCTTTAATGCCATTGCCAATGTCCTTCAGACGGTGCTTGGCGTTATCACCGGCATCCTTGATGTGTTCATCGGCCTGTTCACCGGGAATTGGGAGCAGGTCTGGACAGGCGTGAAGGAGATATTCTCCTCTATCTGGGAGGGCATCAAGGGCACATTCCAGAACGCCATCGACACCATTCGCGGCATCGCGGATGCGGTTCTCGGCTGGTTTGGTACCAGCTGGAATGACGTGTGGTCGAGCGTGAAAGCCTTCTTCGAGGGGATTTGGAACGGCATCGCATCCTTTTTCTCCGGTATCTGGAACGGCATCCGGAACACCGTGACCACCGTGCTGAACGCCATCAAGTCTGTCATAACAACCGTCTGGAATGCCATCAAGACTACCATCACCACCGTTCTGAACGGCATCAAGGCTACGGTCACTTCCGTGTGGAATGCCATCAAGAGCACCGTGACATCTGTGCTGGATGGCATCAAATCCACCGTCAGCAGTGTCTGGAACGGGATAAAATCCACGATTTCCTCCGTGGTGGAGGGCATCAAGAGCACCGTAAGCTCTGCCTTCAATGCCGTGAAGAGCACAGCGACCAGCATTTGGAACAGTATCAAGACCGCCATTGAAACGCCTATCAATGCTGCCAGAGATGCCGTGAAGGGTGCCATTGATAAAATCAAATCCTTCTTCAATTTCTCTTGGAGCCTGCCCAAGCTGAAGCTGCCGCACCTCTCGATTACCGGGTCTTTCTCCATCGCTCCGCCATCTGTACCTCATTTCTCCATTAGCTGGTACAAGAAGGGCGGCATCATGACGAGCCCGACGCTCTTCGGTATCAACGGCTCCAACCTTATGGCTGGCGGCGAGGCAGGCCCGGAGGCGATTCTGCCGCTGAAGGGATTCTATGACCAGCTGTCGGCTCTGCTCGACCAGAAGCTCAACACCAGCGGCATGGAGAAGTATCTCGCCATCATCGCAGATAACAGCTCCAAGGGCATCTACCTGGAGGACGGCACCCTCGTGGGGCATCTGCTACCGGCAATCGACAGTGGCCTTGGCAAGGCACAGAAACTGAACAGGAGGCTGAGCTATTGAAACCTGATATCCTAATAGATTCTGTCTCCATGAATGCTTTGGGCTGGCTTCGGGAGACAGTCAATTTTCCAACTCCGCAAAGCCAGTCCGACACCGTCATCGTTCCGGGCAGGAATTCGCCCATCCGCTTCACCGAGGCGCTGGGCCGGGTATCCTACCAACCGCGCTCCTTTGAACTGACGTTTTCCATGCTCGGCACCCGTGCTGCCTTCAACCAGATGGTCAGTGAGATTGCCAACCGCTTCTCTGGCCATCTGGTACAGGTCATCTGCAGCGAGGAGCCAGAGCTTTATATTGTCGGGACTGTGGAAGCCGTTCCGACCTACGACCCACTGACGGCAAAAGGCCAGCTGGTACTTTCCTGCACAGATGGAGACGCCTATCGATACCACGTGTCCGAAACTGTGGTCACGATTTCCGGTTCGGGCACAGTCGCGCTGGAAAATGACTATATGCCGGTCGTGCCGACCATTACTACAACGGCTGAGACCACCCTGAACTGGCAGGTCGGCGGTGACACCTTCCGAAAAACAGTCAGCGCAGGCGTCTGGGAGTTTCCGGAGCTGGAGCTCCTGCAGGGGACGAACACGGTGAGCGTATCCGGCACCGGCACCACGACATTCCGCTACCGGGAGGGATGTCTATGAGCCTGTTTCGTGTATTTGTGGACGGCGCGGTGTTCTATCACCCCAGCCTCTCCAAGCTGGCCATCACGGAGGCGAGGATTTCTGAGGATGCCGAGAGCATTGACAGCCTGACTTTATCCGCTCCCCATAATCATCCGTACCTTGCCAGTATCAAGCCGATGCAGTCAGTCATTGTCTGCAAGAAAAATGATGAGACGGTCTTCGAGGGCCGCCCTCTGGATGACGGCTCTGATTTTTACAACACCCATACCTGGACATGCGAGTCCTGCCTTGCCTATCTGAAGGACACCGTGCAGCCGCCTTATTCCTATAAGGGGACGCTGCGTGGACTGCTGGAGTTTTTTATTTCTGTCCACAATGAGGCTGTGGAAGATAAAAAGAAGTTCACGGTCGGCAATGTGACGGTGACAGATGGCAACGACTATATCTCCTACAGCAGTTCCGGCTTCACTGTCACTCTGGATGCCATCCGGGACAAGCTCATCAAGACCCACGGCGGGTATCTGCGGGTGCGCTATACCGACAACGGAAAAGTGGTCGATTACCTCGCAAACTTCAGCACGCACTCCCTGCAAACGGTGGAGTTCGGCAAAAACCTGCTGGATATAAAAATCAGCCGCGACCACATGGAACGGGCCTCTGCGCTCATCCCGCTGGGTGCTCTGATAAAAGAAACGGATGCCGAAGGTCAGGAGAGCGAGACCAACCGGCGCGTGGATATCACCTCCGTCAACGACGGGAAGAACTACGTCTGTGACGAGGCTGCCGTCTCCGAAATCGGCTGGATTTGGACGAGCGAGATTTGGGAGGATGTAACACTTCCCGGAAATCTGCTCCGCAAGGCAAAAGCCCGGATGCAGGAGCTGGCAAAAGGAGTCACCAGCATGGAGCTCACCATTGTGGATGAGTCGGGTGCCGGTGCGGACATCGGAGATATTCGGGCGCGGATGTATGTCCGCTGTATATCCAAGCCCCACGGCATTGACGGCACTTACCTCTGCCTCAGCCGGACGGTGGATTACTTGAATCCTGCGGGCAACACCATCACGATTGGGGCCAGCGGCATCACGCTTTCCTCTGCATCTGCCAAGCAAGACCAGAATATCAGCGACTTGTCCGATGAGCTCGTCGGTGTGACCGGAGAGATTAAGACCATCAACGAACAGAAGATGTACCGCACCGAGACCTATGTGGACGGCGTGAACATCTTCCGGGACAAGGGCCAGCACAGCATCCTGCGCTGCCGCGTGTTTTCATGGGATAAGGAAATCACAGAGCTGTTGGATGCTTCCTCCTTCGTCTGGCACAGGAATTCCGGCAATGAGGCGGCAGACGCAGATTGGGATGCATCCCATGTCGGCATGAAATACATTACAGTCACCACCGAGGATGTTCAGGACAACGCATCCTTTTACTGTGAAATCACCATATAGGAGGACATCGAATGCCTACGATTCTGACTTCCAGCCAGCAGACGTTCGTGGATATCACAGACCAGCGAAAGCTCTCTGCCTATATCACTTCCAATCTGCCGAAGACGCAGAGCGAAGACCCGAACGTGCTGCCGCACACCTATGCGCCCAGCTGGGCTACGACCCATCTTGTCCTGACTCCGGTCATCTTCCTCGACCAGACCTCCATCGCTTTGGATGCTACGGGCCTGACCATCTTGTGGAAGCGAAAGGAAGGAGCCAGCGCCGAGACTGCTCTGACCACCGGTGAAACAGCTTCTGCCGGTATCCTGACGGTCAGCCAAAACAAGCTGGCCGCTTCCGGCTCCGGCATGATTACCTACATCTGCTATATCAGCTACTACGATTCCGAGACCAAGAACACGGTCAACATCTCCGCTGACATCACCTATACGCTGGTGAAGAATGCGGAGAATGCCCGCCTTGCCTATGTCACCTCGGATACCTACGTTTTTAAATACAATACCGAAGGCACCATCGTCGGCGCTACTCAAGCTACGCTGACCGGCCAGGTGCAGGCCGTCACCATCAGCAAGTGGCAGTACAGGAACAGCTCCGGCAATTGGGTTGATTATCCCACCACCTCTGACAACACCAGCATTACCGGTGGTACCCTTGTCGTAAAGCCTTCTCACGCGGTCTTTACGAACAACGTAGCGCAAATCAAGCTTCTGACCAACGATTCCGACGTTTATGACACCGTGACCATCACGAAAATCTACGATGGAGCCAAGGGCGACTCCGGAGGCTCCGGCCCCGGTGGACTTTCCGTCGTTGTTGGAAACGAGTCACAGGTAATCGCCTGCGCTTCTGGCGGCACGGTTTCCGCTGCCACCAACGTCACCATCCCGTTTACCGCCTTTCGCGGCATAGAGCAGGTAGCCTGTACCTGTGAGGTCGGAACCATGGCCACTGGCATCACAGTGAAAAGCAATACCCCGGCCACGGCTACAGCCGCAGGCTCAGTGGTGCTTACCTTCGCCAAGAGTGCGAACCTCGGCGGCACTTCCGTTCTCACTGGCGTGGTGCCGCTCACGTTCACTGTTGATGGGATTACGGTCACAAAGAACTTCACATGGACGAAGGGCAAGGCCGGAGCTACTGGTACGGCTGCGGTCGTCTTTTCGATTTACGCGCCGAATGGAACCATCGTGCAAAACCAGAGCGGCTCTCTGCTGTTGGCGACCTCGGCCTATTCCGGCGCGACCGCTATCACCACCGGCACCTACCAATGGGCGAAGTACACCGGTGGCGAGTGGGTCAATATCAGCGGAGCTACGGAAGCAACACTGACCGTATCCGGCTCGGAAATCGTAAACATCCAATCCTACCGCTGCACCATGACCTACAGCAGCAAAAACTACGTTGACGTCATCACCGTGGAGGATAAATCCGACCCATATGTATCCGAGATGCTCTCCATCGGCGGCTTCACAGTCAAGAATAATCTCGGAGGTTTGGTGCCCTATGTCATCGTCCGTACCAATCAGAGGGAGGTCGACCCGCTCCTGGGCAACATTTCGGAGACTGCGCCATCTTCTCCGAGCACCGGCAATTTCTGGTATCAGGTTGACCACACGGCAAAGACCGTCACGCTGATGAAGTACAACGGCTCGGCTTGGAAATCGGCCACAGAGTCACAGGAGCTGACCTACACCTGGTATGCACAGGATAAGGACGGCAACGCGATGGCCTTCGATAAGAGTGGAAAAGTCATTTATCTCTCCGCTGCCGACATCGACAGCCTGATGACGCTGCAGTGTGACGTTTCCAACTGAGGAGGTGGTCTCATGGCTCTTTTGACCGTCTGCCAGCATACCTTCCAGAATGTCACCGCTTACGAGGAGGCGGTCGAGGATGTTGCCGCTCTGAAGGTCAATGTGCAGGAATGCTACACCGAAATCACCAAGACCTCGGAGCAGATACAGTCCTCCGTCCGGGAAACCTACATCTCAAAGTCAGAGATGGAGACGATACAGCAGGATTTCCAGACATCAATCACGGAGAGCAGCACGGAAATCCGCATGGACTTTCAATCCTCTCTGGATGTGGTCTCCGGGCAGGTTTCCGAGAATCAGGCGCTGCTGGAGGAATACATCCGTTTCAGGGGCGCTCTCATCGAACTCGGCAAGGTGGGCAATGCCTTCACCGCCGAGCTGTCCAACGAACAACTGGCCTTCAAAGAAAACGGCCAGACCATCGCGTACATTTCAAACCAGTCACTGGTCATCACCAATGCGGAGATTCGCAACAAGCTCTCCCTTGGCAATGAAGACCGTGGCTGGTTTGATTTTATCCCAAGAACATCCGGCAACCTCTCCATCGTCTGGAGAGCTCCGGCATCTTAAGGAGGTGACGGCACATGGCTTCCAGTGGTTCCTTTTCCGGCTCCATCTGCAGCGGTCACTATGTGCTCCGCATTGACTGGTCGCAGGCGCAGAATGTGTCGGCGAATACCAGCACCATCACAGCAAAAATCTACTTGGTCAATGACTGGCGTCTGGACATTGGCGCTCGTACCGCCAATACCATAAGCATCGGCGGCACCTCGCAGGGCTTTACGTCTCCCGCCATCACAACGACCGGAGAACATCTGCTCAACACCGTCACGCAGACCGTGACCCACGAGAGTGACGGCTCCAAGAGCATCTCCATCAGCGCGGTCTTCAGCTTTGCGGCGACCATCTCCGGCACCTACTATTCCACGATTTCTGCCAGCGCCAATATCACGCTGGACTCGATTCCCCGCGCCTCTGACGTGAGTATGCCCACCGGAACGACGGGGAGCTCTGTAGCGATTACTATCACCCCGGCATCCAGTTCTTTCACGCACACGCTCACCTATACCTTTGGCTCTCTGTCGGGGACGATTTCGACAAAGACGACCGCCACGACGGTAAACTGGACGCCTGCGCTCACGATGGCAAATCAGTTGCCGAATGCCACATCAGGGACGGGCACCCTCAAATGCACCACCTACAGCGGCAATACAGCAGTCGGCTCCAAGTCGATAACCATCACCTTAAAGGTTCCTACGACAGTGGTTCCGAGCCTGACCAGCCTGACGGCGGCGCAGGTCAACGGCACCGTCCCTTCGAGTTGGGGCATTTACGTGCAGACAAAATCCAAAGCGACACTCACTATCAACGGCGCGGCAGGCTCCTATGGCTCCACGATTACGGGATACAGCATTACGGGCGGCGGCTTCTCCAGCACCAGTTCCTCCTTCACCACAGGCTTTTTGAACACCTCCGGGACAATAACCTTCACGGCGACGGTGACGGATTCCAGAGGCCGGACGTCTGCTGCAAAAACGGTGAGCATCTCCGTGGTGGCCTACAGCGCTCCTTCCTTCGCCAGCTATCTGTCCCAGCGCTGTAACAGCTCCGGTACGGTGACGAATGACGGCACCTATGTCCGGGGACTGGTGGATTTCACCTACAGCAGCTGCTCCAGCAAAAACACCATCACTACAGCCACCTATTACAAGAAGAGCTCTGCTACCAGCTGGACAAACGCCAGCAAAGCCTTCTCCGATAATACGGCCTTTACCTTCGGCGGCAGCCTTACGACAGAAAGCTCCTATGACATCAAATATACCCTGACGGATGCGTTCACGACCATCAGCGTCATCGATACAGTCTCCACTGCATCTGTGGTCATGGACTTCAAAGCTGGAGGGACAGGCGTGGCTATCGGCAAGGTGGCTGAGAACAACGGCTTTGATGTCGATATGGCAACCGAGTTCCGAAGCACGGTCAAAATCGATGGAACAGCTACCTTCGGTGGAGATGTAGTCGGGATTCCCCACAGCTATTACGGAACCTGCGCAACGGCAGCCTCCACTTCCATCAAGGTCGTGACCTGCGCTCATTTCAAAAAGGAAGTCGGAGCGGTCGTAACGATTCTCATGACCTACGCCAACACGGTGGCGTCTCCGAGGCTGAACATCAACAGTACAGGGGCCAGTTATCTGAGCTATGGCAATGTAACGAAATCTGGTGCCTATCGCTGGCTTGCGGGGAGTATGCTCGCGGTCATGTACACAGGAAGCTATTACGAGGTTCTGTCGATTGGCGCGACCTGGGTACCGACTGTGGCCGGAGCAAGCACGACATATAACGCGAGAGAAGGCTACTTCACCTACACTGGCGGCGTCGTGACGCTTTCTTTTACGGCAAACGGGAGCTTCCTCAGCACGACCACAACCTCTACTGCGCTGGAGGTTACCGGCTTTCCCTTCACGAACGCCAGCGCAGGCGTAGCGGCAGG